CCCGCGGCAAACATCTCATTGATGCGGTTGACCTCCCCCTCTTGCATGTTTTCAGCAGCCCAGGTGGCCATGGTAGCGAAAGCCTCCTGACCACCGACGGCTTCGTAGACTCGCGCTTCTTCGGCCTGCGAGGTGGCCTGGATGCCTGCAATGTAGGCATCGACATGTCGACGAGACAAGCCGTGTTGGGCCAGCTCAGCGTAGCTGTCGTCCGAGAGCTTGCCCTTCTCAGCGAACTCGTTCTCGAACTTGATTAGGAAGGCGTCTTGGTCTTCCTTTACTGGCCCGGAGTCTGGCGTCGGGACAGCCAGTCCCTCCACCTCCGGCGCTGGTTCTGTTTCCGTCTCGGGGGCCTGTTCGGGCGCTTCGGCTTGGCCCATCTTGGATTCGAGAGACTTGTAGGCTTCCGCCATCTGCTCAGCATCCTTGAACTTCTCAGGCAACCAGTCAGGGCGGGCCTCCTTGTGGACTTCACTCGGGGCTCTCGCTTCTTGCGCCCCGCCCTCAGGCGGGTTGCTGTCCGTAATTTCAACCTTTTCGACCATTTACTGTGCTCCTTGTTGGGTCGCCGAGCCGACCTGACGGATCATCTCGGGACCGACGGCTTGCATCGCCGCGGCCTGTTGTTCTTGCTGCTCCATCTGCGCCACCTCTTCAGGTGAGCGGATAATGGACTCCCCGCCGAGACCCAGAGCGGTCTCAAACCGCTTGAAGCTCGCCTGGAGGTTGGCGTACTTGCCAATGCCAGCCGGACCCACCAGCTGACCAATCTGGTTCAGAAGCATCTCCAGCTTACGCAGGTCGTGCCCGCGGCTGAGAGCTTCCAGACCAGTGACGATGCTAGGCTCCGCGATCGACTTGTCGATCTTCGGGACCTGCTTAGTGCGCTCAAGTCGGTCTAGGATTACTCGGGTTAGAGGGAGCTGAAGCTCCTGAGCCAACAGCGAGTAATCGCCTGCCTGAACGTCTTCTAGTTCCTGAGCCAGGAACCGGATCTCTTCTGCCGTCACGCGCTCCCCGCTCCGCTGCACCGACTGGTTCAGCAGGAAGGCGAAGCCCAGAGACTTAGAGAGGCGCTCGATCATGTTGAAGGCGACAGCCATGTCGTTGGCCTTGTCAGTCTTCAACGCGGACACATCGTCCGGTAGGCCAGCAACGAATCCCCCGTTGGGGCACGCCTGGATCTCTCGAAGGTTCGTGGCACTGTTCGGGCTGACCAGGAACACCAAGCGGCTTGACGCAGCAGCGCCGTCCACCAGGGCCTTGGTAAGGCCCTCAAGACTAGCCAGGTCTCCCAGAAGGCCTGACATGTAGCCATAGCTGTAGGACTGGCCCGGCGTCGCGTCAGAGCGCACAGGAATCCAGGGAAGTTTGTCGGCTTTGAAGGTCCCCTCGGTTCCCGGGACCGGCTTGCCCATGACTTCCTGCCATACGCGGTAGGTTTTCCGATCCTCACGCACGATGGCCGTGTACAGCTCCACCGTTTCCTTGGCGAGACTAGGATCGTCGGGCATGCCCTGCTGCATCTCCTCAACGACATCAACGACGTCATCCGGCAGCAGAACCTTAGAGACCATCTCCTTGGTGATGATAACTAGAGGGTTCCCTTCGGGGTCGCGCTTGATCACAAAGCGATCCAGAGGGAAGACCTTCAAGTGGCCGGTGACGGGGTTGCTGTGCAAGAGCACGTTGCCCGCCACGAGGCGCTGAAGGAACATCTGGTGGAGCTTGGGCCGCATGGCCTGGGACTCCAGCTCTACAGTGATGGCGTTCTCAGTTGCAGCCAAAGCTGAGTCGATTTCTGCCTTCACCTGACCGTCGCCCTGAGACATCTCCTCCTTGACCTGAGGAGAGACTTGGTAGCGCATCATCGAGTGACCCGGCGGAAACAGCGACATAAGCTGCTTCGACGCCAGCGAGGCGATGCCCCGTGCCCCCATAGACTGGTAGGGGGTAGGCAGGTGGCCGCCCTCGTACCCGTCAGGAGGCATAAGGTGAGGGAGAGTCAGCTCCGACACCTGCTTTGCGCGGTTCAGGTAGCTTTCCCGATCCGCCTCCATGGCAAGGTACGTTCCCTTGACCGTTTTCCCTGCGATCATCATTAGTAGGCTCCAGTTGACGTAGGAATCTGAAGAGGTACGCGCAGCTTGGAGAGCGTATCTTTAGGATCGTCCCGTCGCTCTTGTCGGGCTCGGGAAATCCTCAGCCTACCTACGGTAGGCTCAGAAGGCTCCTGAGACACCGCAGAAGCTACTGGTTTTGGTGGGTCGGGAAACTTAGGGCTACTGCCGCACATTATTCTGGTGGTCGTACACGCGACGGAGGAAGCGGAGGAAGTCGCGCCTACCTAGCTCGTACCAGATCTTACGATCTGGCGTGTCCAGGGCGGGGTTGAACTCCCCCATGCGGCGCTCCAGCTCCTCCAAAAGGGCCTTGGGTACGGCCGGGATCTTCTCCCAGCCGCCCGTATCCGTAGAGGCAACCACTTAGCCTTTCACCTTTCCGTCGTCTTCACGGATCCTTTCAGCCAGATCGTCCACCCGACGTCGGATGACAGTGACTACCTGACCCACGTCTGCGGGGGTTCCCCTCCCCAGCGACCGTCGGCGGGCGGTTTCCCACTGGGTAATCGCAGTGCCGATGCCGTTACGGACAGCGAACAGGTCATCAAACATCTTGTCGACGTGCAGGATCAGGCCCTTTGCCAGTTCACCAAGCTCGCAACACTCTACCGGTGGGGCAGCCTTCTTGGCTGGTGCCTTCTTCTTCTTGGGGGTATCTTCAGACATTGAGTTCTTCCTCAAGCTCCGCAAGTATCCTAGCCACCTCGACTCGGAGCCTGCCGGGGGTGGTGTTGTTGTGAATCTCGTAGTCCTGCTCTAGGAGGTAGCCTCGACTGTCGTTATCGAAGTCGCAGCCCTCACGCATGATCTGGACGATTCGACATTCGTAAGCCGACTTCAGAACTTCAACTTCATCGTCAAAGCCACAGTCGGTGATTACCACGATGTCAGGCGTCTTTTCCAAGCGGCTGATCCGCCGGACCATCGCGACACCAAAGATGTCTTCACCGAACAGCTTCTTACAGTAGTCCTCCGACATCGAGATGTAGGCTTCCCGCGGAGTGGCACCAAAGAAATCGGAGTTCGTCTCGTCTTTACAGTCGTTGTAGTGCTCCATCCCATGGACCATCTGCTCACCCGAAAGCAAGGAGATCGTAGCGTGAGCGGCCATCTTGACCGGCTCCGCGAACTTGAGCACCTCGACGTTCAGGTCAGTCATCGACCGGAACATCTCACCAATGGTATCCTTGCCGCACCGCGGCGGTCCATTCAGACAGACAACAATCACTCCGCTCCCTCCATTTCAGGGGTCCACAAGATAGGTTCCTGAGCCATGAAGTCCCACAGCTCTGGAGTCAAGATTCTCACCAACCGCGCATTCATCAGAGCCTCGGTGGGGCCAAGACCCCTCTCGGTGTACTCATCGACTACTGCGTCCCAGGTGTAGCCACGCTTGTTCAGGATCTTGACGGCGGTCTTCATGCCGACGCCCTTGATGCCCGGGACGCCGTCGGTGACGTCGCCCGCCAGAGTCTGAGCGAGGAAGAACTGACGCGCCTCCTCGTGACTGACCTCGAAGTGCTCCTTCTTGTCGAAGTTGTAGTGAGCCCCTGGGATGCACCGGAGATCTTTGTCGATCGTGCAACAGACCGTGTCGAACGTCTGCAGGATCCCAAGACAGTCGTCACCCTCCACACCCTTGAAATACCTGTGGTTGTCTCTCTTTTCGACCAGTTCTCGGCGCAGGTCTGAGTAGACCAGCGGCTTCCGTGAGCCGGAGGAGTGCCGGGACTTTTTGTAGTCCTCGTAGATCTTGTATCGGAAGTTCTTCCCGTAAGGGTCCGAGAACACAACCGTGTAGTCGTTGTCTCCGACGATCTCAGCCAGCATGTGGTCGTAGTGACCACGGGCTTCATTGAGGTCAGCCACGACCGAGTACAGGTCGTTGCCCCAATCGAACACGGACTCTGCCTTCCAGGCAGCGCGATATACGAGGACATCCCCGTCAACATTGTATTGCTTCATTAGTGTGTCTCTGCCCAGTTGTCGCCAATCTTTGCCTCACCGTCCGTCTGAACCTTCAAGTTCAGATCAGGCCCGACATCGCGGAACGCCTGCTCGGCGATCTTAGCTACGCGCTCCGCGCACTCTTCCTTGACCTCCAGCTGAGCTTCGTCGTGGACGAACAGCACAAGGCTCCAGTCTTCACCCTGGCGCAGGCCCTCGGCCTCCAGGGAAGACCTCATGATCTCCAAGGCCCGCTTGCAGATGATAGCGCCCGCCGACTGCAGGAGCAGGTTCACCGCCGAGTGGACTGAGCGGACGTGGAGGGTTCGGCCGTCCAGTCCCTTGAGCTTCTTAGTCTTCGTCGCCTTGTTCCGCACCGCGTCAGTCAAGCGAGCCAGGGCCGGGAGCTTCTTGTTGAAGCGTGCCCTAAGCGTCTTGCCCGCCTTACGGAGCTTATGCTGCGACGTCTCGTCCGGGAGAAGAATCGAGCCGATCTTGGCATCTCCTGCACCGTATATCAGGGCATAAATGAAGGTTTTGGCTAGGTTGCGCGTAGGAAGACCCGCGGCCTCCTGATTCAGCGTGTGAATGTCTCCGTTCACAACCGTGTCGGCGTACTGCCCGTCATCGTACTGAGCAAGGTAATGCGCCAGAACTCGCAGTTCGAGCCCCGAAGCGTCGACCCCAACCATCTTGTAGCCCTCCGGAACCTTAAACAGCTGGCGACAGTCCTTGCCATACGCCTTACCCACAGCAGGCACCTGGGCTAGGTTTGGGGAGCTGTGACTGCATCGGAACGACACACAGCCTATCGGGTTCACGCGGCCGTGAACACGACCATCGTCCTTGAGGTGGTCAAGCCAACCGTTTCGCGTCACCGCGTTACGTACTTGACCCAGACGCTTCTGAAGCATCACGAACTCAGCGAGCGGCTTGGCCTCCGGGAACCTCTGACCCATAGCTACTAGCACCGGCTCGTCAACCTTAGGAGCCCCCAGGTCCGTGTACTCCACCGGCACCCATCCGCGCTCCATCATCCGCTTGGCGATGTGCTGGCCGCTGTTGGGGTTAAACGGCTCCGGCTTCGTCCACTTGAACTTGATACCGAGCCACTCCATGTTCTTCCGGACCTCCTCGTCCTTCCAGCCGTCAGCAGGAATACCGTCATGGTCCAACATCCGCTCCATACGAGCCTTCTGGTTACCGTAGGGACCGAGACATTGAGGGGGTATCGTAGGGAACTCCTGCTGCAGACCGGCCAGAACTTCCATCCTTCGGGCCTCCAGCTTCGCAAAAAGAGCAGTAGCAGCTTCCTCGTCGAAGCAAACGCCGCGGTGCTCCAGGCTAGTGCAGAGGCGCTGAACGTCGTGCTCGATCTCGACGGCACGCAGCGGAAGATCACACTTCACCAAGTGATTAAAGAGAGCCTTCGTCACAGCTACGTCCTGACGGCAGTAGTCGTGCATCTCCTGGTTCCACTCGTCGAAGCCGCCCTGGTAGTCGTCCTTCATGACGCCGAGGCGCTCACCCCAGGCCCGCAGGGAATGACGGCCCCAGTACTTCCTGTCGATCCGCTTCGAGCCCGAGTCAAGACCGAATAAGTTCGGGTACGCCAACTTAGCCAGGACCATGGTGTCGAGCACCTTAGCCTTGATGTTTAGTCCGGGATAGACTTTCCGCAGTGCGGGCAGGTCGAATCCAATGACGTTGTGACCCACAAGGTAGGAAGCCCCTTCAACCTTCTGTATGAAGTCCTCAAGCGATCCTTCCTCGCCCCTTCCTCCGTAGACGGTAACGTCATCATGTGACCCAGGAGACCCCCCAGCGCAAAGAACACGATCAAGGGAATCAAGTAAACCATTGGTTTCCAGGTCAAAAAAGTAAACGTCTAGGTCAGAAAGGGCTGTCATCGGTCTCCTTGTTTTCAATCACTTCAGTCATGGTGCCGGAATCAGGGCTGTAGTCGAGAGTCCCCGCCTCGCCCACTATACCGAGGTGCCTGTTTTTCAGGACCCATACGGTTGAGCGATTTGAGTGCTCCTCGCAGAGCTGGTTTCGCTGGATCGCGATTACCGCATCGCTCAGCTGGCTAATAGCCTTCGATCCTCTAAGCTGGTTGATCTTGGGTCGCCCCCCCTCCTCGTGGCTAGCCTCACCGCCCTGAGGGGCCCGTAGGTGGCTGATCAGGAACATGCCCACCCCAGTCTGCTCGCAGACCGAACGGAGTGCAGTCATGACGTTGTCGATAAGACGACGCTCGTCCCCATCACCCCAGCCAGACACCAGGATCGACAAGTGGTCCACGATCACGTAGTCGACGCCCTCGGCGATCCGCATGTGCTTCACGCGCTGGAGGAGCGTCTCAGCATCTACGGACCCAAAGTGGTTGTAGATGCAGACGTTCCCGTCGAATACGTCCCGCCAGCACTTCTCGATGTCCGCAGGGTCGACGTGGTCCCGAGAGACGTGCAGAGGAGTCTGCATCTCCGCGGCCACGAGACGCTCGGTGGTGCGAGTCAGGCTCTCCTCAAGGGAGATGTAGCCGATCTTGGCCCCGGACTTGATCAGGTGCGTCCCAATTAGGCCAGCCATGAGCGACTTGCCCACGCCCGTGCCAGCCGTAATGGTGACCAGCTCTCGCTTGCGGATGCCGCCCAGCTTCTCCGTCAGGCCAACCCAAGGGTAGGGCAGGCCCATCTCCGGGGGGTTGAGCAGCGCCTTGACAAGATCCTCCCCAGCTACGATCCCGTCAGGACGTCGAGGGGAGGCATGCCAGAAGGATTTCGTCAGCTTCTCCGCGTGGCCCTTCTGCACAGCGTCGCAGATGTCGTTGCATCCCTCGGGCAGGCTCATAACTGCGACCTTGCCCGGAGTGAGGATGTTAGCCACCTGTTCGGTAGCAAGTCTTCCAGCCTCGTCGTTGTCGAAACAAAGCACCACGCGGCCAAACGAGTCCACGAAGTCGATGTTCTGCCTGATCGCCTTAGCCGCACCGGCCGCACCGTTGGGGATCGACACCGCGGCAAAGCGATCCCCACTGATCGTCTGCCACGCTAGGCAGTCCGTCTCTCCTTCAGTGACCAAGAGATGCTTGCCACCAGATCCCCAACGGTGCTGCTGCCAGAGCCCGGCAGCTTTGAGATCCCCACGAACCGCAAACTTCTTTCCAGCACCCTTGACCTTCTGTCCGACCACATCACCCGCAGCGTCGCGGTAGTTCGCCACCTGGACAGGCTGACCGTTCACCATCCCGATGCCGTAGCCGTGGGAGCGGCAGACAGCAGACGAGATGCCCCGTGATGGGATGTCCTGGTAAGCTAGGTCGGTCACTAGCTCAGGGTTCGAGGGCTCAGGTACTTTTACCTGGGGCTCCTTACCTTCCTCAAAGTCCTGAAAGGTCGTGTTGCAGCTAAAGCAGTGGGCGTGGCCGTCATCGTAGACAGCCATTGCGTCAGAGCTATCGCAAGCTAGACACGAGGTGTGGCCTAGTAGTTTCGATTCCATCTTGTATTTGGATCTCAATGTGTCCCTCTTCAGAAGGCTGGGACCATTCCTTAGTGACCGTCAGGGCCACAACCTGTGTGTCGTCCTCGAAAGCCCAAGCGTTCAGGGCATCAAGAACTGCTTTCGCATAATTATCGACGTCAGGGCTGGGGTAGTCCAGCTTTGTCGTCTTAGGTCTCTTGGCGACGATTGCCACCGCCACCAAGAGTGGGCCCTTGAGAGGCCCCCCGATACCAGCTGCCATCATAGCGCCTGGTACCGATTCTTTTGCCTTCTTCCGGAAGTCAGCATACGTCTTCGGGTAGTAGACGCGCCGACCCCGCCGTGCCAACTTAGGGCGAGCGGCAGGGGCAGGGCTGACAGGAAGAAGGATGTCGTAGATCACCCGGAAACTTCAGGAGCTAAATCGAGCACGAGGCTCGTTAGCAGAGGCTCGACCTTATCCACGGTTCCGTCCTTAAATCTCCCCGACTCTTTTAGAGCTTGAACAATCAACAGCTGGGTTGATGCAATCGCATGAATCGCAGAGCGAAGATTCTGGCCCAAGAGGTGCGGAGATCTAGGACTGCCAGTGCTCTGGTAGTAGATCGCCTCTCGGAGAGAATCTTCAGCGAACTCGGAGGGCACTAGAAGTCCCCCCCGGCCGCCTCCTCAAACGTCTCCTCAGTCTCAGCAACAAAACCTTCCATCTCTGAGAATCCGAAGCTCTCAGCAGTGTCGCCGCCGAAGTTCGACTCGACAAGGTTGATGATCTGGACCGCCTCCAGCCACAAAGTGCAGCCAGCCTTAGAAGTGTGCCAGCAGTTGATCTGACCAGCAATCTTGACCGTGCTTCCCGGGCCCACGTTAGGCATCTCAGCGATGAGCCTGCCCTGCGCGTCGAACGCCTTCGGGCGCTGGTCAAAGACCTTACCCGTTCCCTTTACGACCACACGGGCCTTGAGCTTAGTACGGATCAAAATGTTACCCGTAGGCTCCCCCGTCTCGCGGTCCTCTTCATCCGACCACGGAAGACCATCCTCGTGAATCTTGATCTTCCGACTAGTACGACGTTCCTCCTCAGCGACGAACTCATCGAACGATCCGCGGATCTTCTCGATGAAGGCATGCGTACTCTCGTCGTCCTTGGGGAGACGGAGCATCGCCTTGTAGACGCCCTTGTCGTTCGGGTCCGATTCGTCGGCAAACTTTACGTCTGGCTCTTGAAGGGAGACCCAGCCGAGCTTGCCAGGGGGAGTGAGGTACTTGGTGCGGTTGATCGCCATAGTTCTTTATCTAGCTGAAAAAGTAAGGTGACTCCAAAACTAACTTGGGGTCCAGGTTACCCATTTGGGGTACGGAGGGGAGTATTGCATCAGGGATCTGTTGCTGCAATTCCGTCCGGAGAATCTCAAAGATTGGCTGGCTGAAGATCTCCGCGTACGCCTCGCGAGTTGCAAGAGCCAGCACGTCCGCGTCGGCTGCGTGCGTCGCGAAGGAATCATGCACACACGACATTGAGACGACACCCGCCGAGCGGCATTTGGATACAGCCTCCATCATCGCCGCGGCGTCCAGGCTGTGGATGAAGTTCGGAGCGAACCCAGCTAGCATCCGACGACTCAGAGCTTGGGGTAGCTCCTCGATCAGCGACGTCTGGCGCAGAGTCTCGCCGATTCGGGTCTTCAAGTTGACCGTCAGGAACTTGGGGTACCACTGACGAATCGGAAAGCCCAGAGGCGTAGTCCACCAGATCGACTTGTCGCGGCTGGAGAACTCCTTGGCGATCTGTGACAGCCAGTCCTGACCTCGCGTGCTCGCGCTCAAGACCCCAGCCATGGCCTCCCAGACGTGCATCGTAAGGAACCACAGGCTCGACTCGTCGTCCCGGCCCTTTGGGTAGGCTACGCCGGTAGCCTTGGCCTTGGATTCCGCCCAGTCCTGGACGTAGATGCGGGCAGAGTGTCGAGTGCTATTGTAGACCCGAGTCATCACAGGACGCTTGGCGAGTCCGCGGTCCAAACCAAAACTCAGCCATTCCTGCGCGAGGTCCTTGAGGGTCCTGGATCCCTCCTGGTTTTCCAAGCGCCGGATGACTTCGTTAATGACGTTTTGGTACAAGTCAGCCGGTTTCTCTGTCGGCGTGACGTTTGTCATCGCCGCCGTCTCCTCATCCCTAAGCAGGAACGAGTAGATTTGGATTCCGGACTGCGTGGCGTCCTGGTGGATCGGAAGATGACTCTCGTGCTCTGGATCGTGGTGAGCCGCGTAGTAGTCTAAAGCCCAAGCCAAGAACTGCCAGGGCTCGTCAGCGTCGCACCATTCCCGGTTATCTAACGGATCCTCGGCGATCTTTAGGATCCAGTCTTGGTTCTCATCGACCCACTTGATTCGGTTGTGGAACGTCTCCTTGTCCTTCCCCCAGCAGTTGGCTCCGTGGATCTTGTGCCACATCTTGGCCTCGTCCGTGCGGACTGGGCGACCAACGCCAAACTCCAAGAGAGCCTTGACCAAGTCAGGGCCCTGGGGGTGCAGGAAGCTGGAGACCGGATAGGCACGACCTCGCCAGTCCAGCTGGTACGCAAACCAGAAGGGAACATCCCGGTAGCGGTCTGCTACCCAGTGAACCTTAGCGGTAGACAGGCGATCCGCAGCTCGCTTGCGATTCCCCGAATGGATGCTGGCCACAAAGCGCCGCCAGCGGATCTTGTCCTCTTCCAGTGGAAGCTCGGGACGCTCAGGAATCGGATCGTGCTCGCGGCTCGGCAGTCCGGCCAGCGTGGACCCTTCGGTCCATAGAGCGTCGAAAGTTTCAAAGACAACTTGGTTGATTTGCCACTGAGTCTGCTGGAGGTGGTTGACCGCTTTGTAGACCTGAGGCATCTCAGCCCCCTCCAAAGCCCGCACGTAGGCTCTGGAGTTCGTCTTCACGATGGTGTTAGAGAACACCTCCGTCGAGTGGAAACCTCCCGATATCGGATCGACCCAGTCAAGGGGAGGTTCGAGGAACGGAAGCACGAGAGGACTGACCAGCTCCCCTCGATGCTCCACGTCCTCTACCCAATCCAGAGCCGCCTGAGTGGCCCTGAGCATGAGCTTAGTCTTCTTGCCGCGTCTCTCCCGGTAGATCTCGATGATCCCGCAGGATTGCTCGCACAGCTCCAGGAGCACCACTCCAACGCTGTGGCGGTCTTTTTTGTTCCAGCGAGGACAGTCTAGCCCGTGGGAGGCCATCTCTCGCAGGATGATTCTACGTCGCTCCGGGTAGCTGACCTTTTCGGTCTTGCGGGCCCAGGCCGCCATCAAGTTTGGCTCTTCCCGAGCCCACTCAGTGTATCGAAACTCGTCCTCGACCCGGTTCGAGATCGCCGTAGCCGTAGCCGTGTGGCTCCGCTCGCGACTCAAAGCGTCCAGCACCACGCGAAGCGTAAAAGCAGCGAGCAGGTTTGGATTCATCTGCTCGATCAGCCCGACAGCCCTGTGCCTAGGGCCCGGCTGCCTCTGGGCTCGACCGACCCAGTCTGTGATGGCGTCCGCCAGGACTGTACCCAAGTCCCGCATCAGCTTACCGCCCGACTTGGTCAGGGTTTCTTGTGCCTTGAACTTGGCTTCTCTAACTTTCTTCTGGGACCTCTGCTTGCCGAGGCCAACCATGAGGGCCTCAGCCTGCTCCTGAGTCGACGCAGCGTCGAACTTACCACGAAGAGTATAAGACCCCTGAGTAGCGGGAGGCACGGAGCCGCTGGTAGGAGCGGTGGGTGTCAGCTCGTCCTCGGGCTTCTCAGGGGTCATGAAGACATCCTATTGAGCGACGCGAACTTAGATCAAATGCAATCGGAGAACTATTTCTATCCTGCGAATCTTCTCTCCGATTGCACTGGACGACGATCAGGACACTCCATATATAATCTTTCTAAGGGGTCCCCAGGAGATCTGGGTGACTGGGTGGAGAAGTGAACTAGAGATACGAGGGAGGGAGCGAAGCGACCGACCGAAGTATCTCTCCTGGATAATACTACTTAGGTACCCCTAAGGTACCCTAGGTAGCCGCGGGAACCTTAGGGAACCCCAAAGGACAGCTATGCAAATAGACCCAGAAGACTTCCTAGTCAACTACGAAATCATCGTAGCCGAGGAGCCCTGCTTCAAGAAGGGAGGCACCTCAGCGGAAGACCTCTGTGATGAGGTTGAGATGATGACTGCCGTCCACATCCTGCAGGTCGTGGATGAGGACGAGGATGTAGTGGTGGGGATTTCTACCTGTCGTTTCCAGGGTACTGACCTGGTTTCGGTATCTGGTCAGGCAATCATTCCTAAGAAGACCATCCGCCACCGGGCTCCACTGGAGCTAGTTGACGGACCGCCTGAGCAGCCGCGGGAATCTTTAGCGGCTGAAAACTTAGAGATTCCTGAGGGTATTCCTGAGGACCTTTATCCCTTGACCCCAGAAGAGCGCCGCTACCGCGGCTACGAATAATGACTACCCTGCGTCGCATCAGCCTAAAAGCCACTGAGTTTGGCGAGAACCACGAACAACGTCTCGATGATATCGAGGCAGCCGTAGGTACGTCGGGTAGCGGCCTGGGCATCGAGGCTGTTGGTGGCGTTCCTACTCTGGGTGGCAACGCCACGTACCTGATGTCGAACGGCGACGGCACCATGAGCTGGGCCGCAGCTGCCGGTGGCGGTGCTACGAGCTTCGACGGGCTGACGGACTGCGACGACTTTGCGAACTCCACGGCCGGACAGTACCTCCGAGTCAACTCGTCCGAGGACGGCCTGGAGTGGACGGACCCACCTTCCTCCCTCCCCACAAACGTCATCGGTGGCTTCAGCGATATGCCATCTGCTTGGCCCGCTGCGGGATCTTCGGAAACATGGTTGCGTAGGGATCCCAACGACCAAGACCGCTTTGTGTTCTCGTCCCTGCCCGAACTGGGCGCACGGAACGTGCAAGAGCTGGAAGACGTTTCGTACGTCGGCGGTACCACCCCGGTTCCTGGGCACATCCTGATGAGCACCGGTACAGGCTGGTCGAACGTCCCGTTCCCGACGGAAAGCCAGACTTTCCAGACTCTCTCGGACGGTCCTGGGTCCCACCAGCTCAACAGCGGCCAGAACTTTCTCCGCTTCAACCAAAGCACCTCCAAGCTGGAGTGGGTGGGCGCCCTGTGGCCTACGACGTTCTCAGCCCTTGGGGACTGCGATCCTATCACGGGCTCGAACGGAAAGATGCTGGTGACCAGCAACACCTCCGGCACCTCGCGTCTAGTGCTCCAGGATCAGCCTACGATCCCGCTGCGCCTAGAGGACATGGCGGACGTCGATCCGCTTCCCACTACTGGCGGTAACTACTACCTCCGCTACGTACACCCCGGGCCCGACGCTCAGTGGGTTCTGGAATCTTCCCTGGGAGGCGGGGCTACCCAGCTCTCTGAGCTGACCGACGGTCCTCAGGACTCCTCTAGCAACGGGGACTTCCTAGTTGCCACGAGTTCCTCGACCTCCGAGTGGAAGACCGCGATCGAGGCAGGCATCCCGCAGAACCTCCTGGATCTGGAAAGCCTTGCTAGTTACGGCACACAAGGCCACGTCCTGACCTCGACCGGCTCTGGCGTCCAGTGGCTCCCTGCCGGTGGCGGTAGCACTGGCCCGTCTGCGAGCACCACGGCTGCCCTGGCGTCGTTCCCGATTAGCATCAGTGACGAGGTCTCAGTGATCACCACGGGGACCAGCAAGGTCACCTTCCGGGCCCCGGCGGATTTCGACGTCACCAAGATCAAGGCAAGCCTGACCACGGCTAGCACCTCGGGAGCTGTCCAGGTCAACGTAAACCTGAACAGTGTGTCGATGTTCTCCACCCCTATCACCATCGACGCCAACGAAACCACCTCGGAAACTGCGGCGGTCCCTGCTGTTCTGTCCACGACCGCCCTGGAGGACGACGACGTCATTACCGTAGACATCGACGCGGCTGGTACTGGAGCCGTAGGTCTCAAGCTCAGCTTCGTGGTGTCCTAATGCTAGGCCAGCATCCTGACGTTACTTCTGCCTCTGGCACCACTCCTCCTACCCAATGGATCACCCCTGATGGATGCTTTATTGACCGTTTCCACCCTAGTAGGAGGAGCTTCTGTCTGGCTCTTGCTGTCGGCGGTGACGTCGATCCTTCTGGGGACGCGGGCATTGGGCAGGTCGAGTTCACTATTATCCATACTACGAGCCCGCCGGTCTCGGTTGTCGTTACCGAGCAGCAGCTCCTCGAATGTGGGGGATGGTTCCTCCAGCCCCACAGCTCCCCACTGACCGGGAACCACACGTACACTAAAGTAGCCTGCTGGGGCACAGAGATCGACCTGACGACCCTGGCTGAGGGCGTTCTGTTCGTGACGGCATCGGTAACCATGAAGTCTGGGCAGGCCGGAGCCAGTCCGTCTGTTCTTCGTGTGTACAACGAGTCACAGACCAGCGCCGGTATCCGGCCCCACACCCGTACTGTTTGGCTGGACGAGGTCAACGGAAACAACGCAAACGACGGGTGGAGCAGCACCACAGCTGTCCAAACCCTGGCCGTAGCTATGGACAAGGCTAGAGGCACCACAGCTCAGCTCGACGCCTCAGGTTGCGTGATTCAGGTCATGTCCGACATCACCAACCTTGCTGGGCCCACCCAGGCCTTCAATACGCAGGACCGGTGGCCGCTGACCTTGAGGTCCTACAACGGACGTCACAAGCTTTCCGGAGGGGCCACCTGGGATTTCGTAGGGTCCGGGGGAGTTCGGATCGTCCTGGAGGGATTTGACCTCGTAGATGGGGGCATTGTCTTTAACAGCGGCTCAGACTACCGACGAGAAATCGAACTGGTAGGTTGCAACGTCTACGCCTCCTGGTGGGGCCTGATTTACAGTGGGATCCGAGCCCTGGCCGAAGACTGGTTCCCAACCAGCACGGCAGTAGGGTCGGCCTTCGTCAGTAAGGCTTACCATTCCCAGTTCTTCGGGGCTTATTTCGGGACCCGACAGAACCACCTGCTCGACTGCCGTCTCCAGGGTCACGTCGCAGAAGCACATCGCTGTACCAGCGGAGACTACCTCATCCTAGCATGCGAGTTTGAGTCTATCGACACGACCTACGGGGCGCTGGATGTCACCGGTAATTCCTTTACCGCTCTGGATATCGGCATCCCAGGCATTACCCTGCTTGCCTACACCAGCTACACCGCGGGCACTGACGTAGATATCGCCCTGCAGGCCGCCCCATTGAAAGGGCTGACGACCCTTGGGCTCAATCTCTCTGGAGGGGCTATGTCAGGGGTGTATCGGGTCTTTGATGTAGGCTACGGAGCCTCAGGGGCCCCCTGGGTGGCTATACTTGCCACAGCAACTACCAGTACCTTCACGGGCATGCAGACCTGTCGGATTTCTGACGGTGTCACCTGGGCAGCCGCCGCTGAGCTGAAGGCTATTTCCCTGTCCGCCGCCACGACCAACGGAATCGTGCAGGATGTCCTGATCAAGGATGGATTCTCCGTAGGCATTCTCGCTAGCAACGGGGGAACTAAAGCCTCCTGGTGGAACATTGGGGTAGATTCCTCGGACGTGACGCTCTCAGGCGACTGGACACAGAGCGTCTTCGCGAATATGAGCATCCGAGGGGACCTTACGCTTCCCTCAGAGGGCGCAACCTGGACCAATACTGTCTTTGTCGACAATGTGATGAGCAGTTCCAGCGGAACTTGGCCCTCAGGAGTCCTGGATATGGCGAACCACTGGGAAACCGGGACCTCCTACGGGCAAGAAGCGAGCACCGGGACCTGGTTCCTGGCCGAAGGGCTCGGGAGTGTTGAAGGGACGCTAGGGACCGGCAAGGGATGGAAGGAGATTCCAGGGGTCTATAGGCCTGTCTCAAGGTCTTTGAGTTCCTGGGTGACCTCCTGACCCACATTTGGTGGGAAAATACGACTGCCTATACGTATATGACGGCGACGGCGCGACCCCCCTTCGGGGGGCTTCGCGATCAGCTTACCTAACCCCTTATTTCACAGGGGTTTACGGTCGCTGACAATCTCACTCCAAGTGACATTATTCCTCCGTAAACCCTTATCCTATCGGGGTTTATGATCACACCCCTACGTCTTACTGTGGGCCGTCTTTTCATCCTGCAAACATCGTGCCGAGCCCATAATTTTCACGTTTGGCATGCTATTTGCTGGGGCCTGCAAATCCTGTGCCATCCTGGGCCATTCCATAACCCCTTTGTTTCCAAGGGTTTATGACTCCCCCTATTTATACCTATTTCTATATAAATAGAAAACGTCATAACCCCTTTGTTTTCAAAGGTTTATGTCAATTCTGCCATAAGCCCTTTGTTTTCAACGGTTTATGATCAGTCCCACCATAAGTCCTTTGTTTCTAATGGCTTATGGCTTATCGGCCTAACAGCGACCGAACATAGCCCCTAAGAGGCCCGAACATCTACCGAACATCCGAGTTTTGTTCGGCTTGTGTTCGGTTTGGCCTGGTTTGTTCGTGATTTGTTAGGCTCGGCAGGGGCCTGGGGACCGAACATCCACCGAACATCGCCGTTCGGTTCTACCGTATTTCCTGGGGGGCTCAGGGAAATCACCGAGATTTTCAAATCGCATAAACCCCTGAAAACAAAGGGCTTATGGCGTCCCGACTCCCCTTTTCTCGGGGCCTGCTGTGAATCTTTTCGGCCGTCTGCCGTTCTACCTGGTGTCGGGGCTCGCTCAGCGAGTCACACCGGCATCCTAGCCCCCAGGGTCGCCTGGGGCTGGGGCCTCCGCTCTGGCGGGGCCTGCTAGGGGCCTAGTCCCCAGGGGAAACCCTGGTGCCCCTAGGGGTATCCCCCAGTGAACGGATCTGCGGATCCTAGGGGGTTACAGTCTGGATACGGCCGCGGAAGCTCCCGCGGTGTCACCTGTAGGACTGATCTGCAGGCCTTACCGTGCAGCCTCTGGGGCGGCGGTGTGGTCGCTACTCGACGGCGTCTGATGAGGACGTAGCTGGGGGTAGGTACACACACTGGCAAACCATGTAGCGGTAAGGGGTTCTCTCCAAGGACCGTATGGGCTCCACGGGAGAAACGGGCCCACCATTGCCGCCGTAGTGGCGGTGACTGAAACCCTAGGAGAAACGTATGTTCGATGATGTCCGAGCGTCTTTGACCGCTGCTTTCTGGATGTACCAGGCGGCTCTAGCGATGTGCTTTGTCACTCTTATCATCTCGGTGTGGATCGCTAGCCGCCCGCGCCAGAACTAAGGTAGGACTTGCCGCCCTAAGTGGCACCATTCCCAACCCTAGGAGAACCAGCATGCTATACACGAACCAGTGCGCGGGCACCGCCCGCACCGAGCGTAGAGTCGAAATCATGTCCCGCCATAACTACCGGCCTCGGAAGTCCTCGGACCCTAAGGCTCAGGCGAAGCAGGTCTTGAAGGCTTACGAAGCCATCCTGGTGGACTTCGCCATGAGACTGATCGACGAGCGTGAGCGGGATCTGCGGATTCTGCGCCTCAGCTGGCGGATTCCCCGCCGGTAGGACTTGCCGCCCTAAGTGGCACCATTACCAACCCTAGGAGGACCTAATGATTCTGACAGTATCGCAGACCGTGGAAAACGCATCTATCTGCTGTATGGTATTCTTCGGACTGTGGAGTGTCGCCGTCCTGATCCAGGACTGGAGAACTTCGCGTCAATGATGGAGTGACTGGCCTAACTAGTCCCAATGCGCCCGGGCGCTTTCCCGGATAACCAAACCCTAGGAGAACCAAGTGAAAATCAAGACGACAAAGACTGTGACGTTTAGCTCGAAGATGGAAGTCGTGACGTGGCTGGCCGCATACTACGGCCGAAGTGACACGGCGACCGGACTCATGCACAAGAACAGTGACGAAGATCAGCGCGATAAGGCGTGCTTCTACTTGAAGCCGAATAGCGACAGTAGTGCCGTGGTTCCAGGTGGACATTGCGCCATCGGTTCGATCCTCGACTACGCAGGCTACACGCAAGACGACTTTGCCTATGCGGGATGCGATAACTCGCAGAACGCAGGGGCAGTAGTCGAACGGCTAGGCCTGGAAATCGACGGCGTCACGACGGACTGTAGTGGCGACCAGCTGAACTGGAACTTCTGGGGTACTCTCCAGGAGGTCCACGACACGGTCGCCCTAGCAGGGGCGTCGGACGGACAGCTGCTGTCGCAGATCTACAAACGGAACGCCGACGTGTTGGCTGACGGGGACTTCGATAAGCGTAATGCTTTCGTGAAGAACCTCCGGCTGATCATGTCCGGATCGGTTCCGACCGAGCCGATGGACGGTGAACTGCCGAATCCATGGGATGAGTAGACTGACGGACTTGCCGCCCTAAGCGGCACCATTGCGACCCGGCGCTTTCCGGGAGTTTCAAACCCTAGGAGAACCAAGAGATGAATGTAGAAGCAAGCGTCACCGAGTCCAAGCGGAGTGACGTCGATCACGTCCACTTGTCCGTCAACATGGACCGCGAAGCGGCCCTTGTGCTGATGGCTGTGGTCGGAGCGGTGACGGGCGACCCTCGTGGTCCCCGTGGTGTGACTTCGGTGATCTACTCGCAACTCGGGAACACTCTACAGTGGACGAGCGGCGAGTCGATGTGCGTCCGTGACGAGCCGTTCGGCGATGTTCAGCTGGTCCCGACTAGCAGTGACATCCACCGGAAGCTGGGCGAGCGCGGACTGTCCCTGTGGACTAACAAGATGAACCCGGACGAAGTGGCTGTAGACTGATGGACTTGCCGCCCTAAGCGGCACCAATGCGCCCTGGCGCTTTCCAGGAAACCCAACCCTAGGAGAACCAAGATGGAAACCAAAGAAAAGGCTTTTGATGCTCTCGTCTACCTGTCGTCGATCCTCGCCAGCAACCTGGACATGTCTAGGTTGAGGGAGATGGTCGTCCGGGACCTGGACTTGAGCGAGCTACCGATCGACTATGAAGAGTTGGCGGGTCACTTGGAAGCATCAGACATCGCGGGAAACCTCGATCTGTACGACCTAGCGAACTACCACATCGACATGGACGATCTAGCAAGCCACATCGAAGTGGATTGCGAGAAAGTGGCAGAGAGTGTCGACATGGACGACTTGACGAGCTATCTCGGCGCGGAAGGCAAAGAGAAGGTCGCCGAACTCGAAAACAGGTTCAACGCTCTCTGCTCAGACGTCGAAGGCCTGACGAAGAATGGACCCGATGCGCTCCCTTTCGAGCAGCTTGCTCTGGAGCACGAGCGGATGCAAAGACAGGTGGACGCAATGTCGAAGGCATTGTCGATCCGGTTTGAGGACTTGGTGGAAGCCAAGTCCGAGATCCTCGGACTGCAGGACTTGACTTGCGACCTGAACCTTGAGCTGGACCGGATGAAGCAGCGTAGCTTCACCGGGCGGATGCATCAGCTTCGCCGCTGGATCAAGAAGACTTGCCGCCTATAGCGGCACCACTACGGCCGGGCGTTTTCCCGGATAACCCAAGGAGAACCGAGATGATAAACGACGTAGT